CAAGACCATATGAAAATTCCTCACCTATCTCAAAATAAGTTTTCTTTTGCTTCTTTTGCCCACTTTTATTAATTGATGATATGGCATAATGTTTTCTGATTAATTCCGAGGATTTTTCATCATATTTCACAAAAATAATGCCTTTGTTATCACTCCTCTCATGAGGAGAACAAGGAAAGATATTAAAGGAACATGGTTTAGAAGCATATTTGCCATTGTAAAATTCGCATCCACCACATTTATCACTTTCTTCAATTCTATATAAATCACCTTTATACTCAACGATATCACCAATATTCGCATCATTAGACAAAGGAACAATGCGATTAGGCAGTTTTACAAAATAAACAGGTCGACCATCACTTCTTTTTTTTGATTCACAATATCCGAAAACCTTCAAAAACTCAACACTTCCACATAACCATAAACATTGTAAGGCACAATTATTTTTGCAAACATCATTCTCATCCTTTAAGCACTGATATAAAGCACCTTGATACAAGAAAACTTCGCCTACTTTTCTTTCAGGTATGACATTATTTACCTTTTTAGTGTCAGAAGCAGCACCCTCTTTCCTTACCACTTCCTTAAAAACAACACCAGTTCCATCCGAGCGGTGAAGCATAGCACATTCACCAACAATAGGTCTAACCGCATCACAAGACTCAAAATCGCAAAAATAACAGTGCAAACAGCTATCACCTGCAACACACTCCAATTCAATCTTACCACAGGAAAAACTTTCTCCTACAGCATACTCATTTTTTAGTTTTTTCTTCTCTTCCATAAAATATAAATTTAAATTAAATACATATCCGCCATTTTTAAACTTTATACCCAAAAGGCAAGGGAACGGTCATATTTTATAATAAAACCCGTGATTTGGCTTAATGGGTAAGCGAAAAACGAATATCCGAGCGCAAATATAAGAACATAAAATAGAAAAACAAGAAAATAACACGATTTTAACAGAAAATATATACGAGGAACAAGCGAAGACGGAAATCACCGCTTCGAAAAAGAAACAGAAGATTCCCAGTCGACAGGAACTACTCGAAAAATTCGAGTAGTTCATTATCCAAATAAAAAAATAAAAAAAATAAAAAAAAATTGTGCGGAGGCGGGGTTCTAGACGGCATGGCAAAAGCGGGGAGGGGGTATGCAGCAGGGTAGGCATGGGATTAGCAGGATATAAAAAAGGTTTTCAAATAAGCAGAGAAGCTATTATTAATCCTTCTGCT